GAGTCAATGGGTTGATGGAGATAATGTAAGATTTAGATACGGATTGCCTGAGAAAATAGGTGGATGGTCTCAGCTTACAACATCAACATTAGCAGGAAATGCAAGACATCAGCATATGTGGACAGATTTAGATGGTAGAGTTTATGCTGCGATAGGAACAGATAAATGTTTATTGGTTTATTATTCTAATACGTTTTATGACATTACACCGCTAGCTGCAACAATATCAGGAGGGACTTTTACTTCTGTAAATGGTTCTGCAACTGTTACAATTAATATATCAGGAACTAATCTTAATGCAGGTGATTATATTATTTTAGACTCGGTAACGTTACCTGGTGGTGGAGCAACAGGATTTTCAACTACAGATTTTGATGGTGTGGTATTTGAAGTACAATCATCTACGTTTACATCATTAGTTTTAACTATGCCATCTACTGAAACAGGAACAGGTATGACTGCTGCTGGTGCTGTATCTATAAAACCCTATGTTGATTTTGGTCCTGCAACTCAGACATTTGGATATGGATGGGGCACAGGTCTTTATGGTGGTAGTGTAACAAACCCTATTCAAACAACTTTAAATGGTGCTCTTAATGCAGATACAGCAGGGACAGGTGGTTCAGGAACTAGTATAACATTGACATCAGTTACAGGTTTACCAACATCGGGCGTTATATTGGTTGATAATGAGTTAATTACCTATAGCGGTATTTCAAGTAATGATTTAACTGGTATAACAAGAGGGGCTAACGGAACAGCGACACCGGGCACCTCAAACGGACAAGCACATTCCAATGGTGCCACTGTTACTGATGCACAAAACTTTACAGGATGGGGCACAGCTTCTGGAACTTCATCTGTAATACTTGAACCTGCTAATTGGTCATTAGATAATTTTGGACAACAACTTATAGCCACTGCAAAAAATGGCAAAACATTTTCTTGGAATCCTATTAATGCTAATAATGCCGCTTTAACTACTAGAGCCGCAGCACTGTCTGGTGCTCCAACTGCATCTGTAGCATCAATTGTTTCTGAAAGAGATAGACATTTAATTATATTAGGAACCGAAACAACAATAGGCACTACTACAACACAAGACAAATTATTTATTAGATTTTCAGATCAAGAAGACGCCACTAACTATTCACCTACCTCAACTAATACTGCTGGAACTTTTAGATTAGATAGCGGCACTAAAATTGTTGGGGCAGCAAAAGCAAAAGATTATATTTTAATTTTAACAGATACTGCTGCATATGTTATGCAATTTGTTGGTCCTCCTTTTACATTCTCTATTCGACAGGTTGGCTCAAACTGTGGAGCTATAGGTCAGCACTCAATTCAATATGTTGATGGGGCAGTTTATTGGATGGGTCAAGCAGGTGGTTTTTTTGTTTATGATGGAACAGTTAAGTCATTACCATGTTTAGTAGAAGATTTTGTTTTTACTACAGGTGGAGATAATCTTGGTTTACAGTTTACTAGTGGTGAAATTGTTTATGCTGGTTATAATACCTTGTATTCTGAAATCAATTGGTTCTATCCAAAATTTGGATCTGTGAACATTGATAGAGTCGTAACATATAATTATCAAGAACGTGTTTGGACTACTGGGTCATTATCAAGAACAAGTTATTATGATGCAACACTTTTTGATAACCCATATGCAACAGAGTTTAATTCAACTGGTGTACCTACATTTCCTGTTATTCAAGGGATTACAAACAATCGAGGAGCTACGACATACTACTCTCATGAAGAGGGCACTAATCAAGTGGCTGCAAACGGCACCTCTACAGCAATTGTTTCTTTTATTAAGTCGGGAGATTTTGATTTAGATGTTGAGGGTAATGGTCAATTTTTTATGAGTATGAGAAGGTTTGTTCCCGATTTTAAAGTATTAACTGGTGATGCTAAAATATCAATATTACTTAAAGATTTCCCAGTAGACAATGAATCATCCTCTCCTCTTGGACCCTTTACAATCAACAGTTCAACGACTAAAGTAGATACTAGAGCTAGAGCTAGATTTGCTAGTTTAAGAGTAGAAAACACTTCAGTAAATCAAAGTTGGAGATACGGAACTTTTAGAGCTGATACACAACCAGATGGACAAAGATAATGAATGACAAAAGACAACAATACTCTGCACAACAAACACAAACAGGTAAATCACCTGGAATGTCGACAGCAAAAAGACCAGGTAGTAAACCATCTGATAGCGGACGTAGACAACAAGAAGCTTTTTTAAAAGCAAATCCACCTGCAACATTAAACGTTTTAAGAAGAGAAGGAGTGCCAATGGTTCCTTTTGGGATTCCAGGTGGCCAAGCGATGAATATTTTAAAACCTTACAGAGATCAAATATTAGGATTTAATATAGATTATTTCTCAGATTTAAAAAACAGAACACAAAACGATCCTAATAGAAATATAAATAATTATGAAAGATCAGCAGCTGGGTATAAACAGTATATGGCAGACAGGTTATCAGGTAAGATTGATGCAGCTGGTAATTTACTTAGAGGTGGACAAGACAATGATGCAGGTATCATGCCATTATTAAATGATCCTAATTTACAAAACCCTAATATGAATATGATGAATCAAGGTATAGGATCTTTAATTGGTGCACCACAAGTAATTAATAATGAATATATTTATGGTTTACCAATGGGCTTCATGAGATAATGGCAAAAATAGACATATACATTCCAGAGCCTAAACCACAGTATGATGAGTCTAATCAAAGACAAATATTAGAGGCATTAGATACATTAAAAAATCAATTAAATTTTTCTTTTCAGTTTGATCTAAAGGAAGAACAAGACACTTTTAATTTTTTCTTACAATGACAATAAGATATCAAAACGCAGGTATAAATTTATCAACCACTGGAACAACAAGTGTTGTTACTTGTCCAACAGACGGAACTATTTTAATAAAACAAATACAAGTTAATAATGGCTCTAGTGGTGGTGTAAATCTAAACGTTCAGGTTACTGATACATCAGCAGGTGCAACATTTAGAATTTTTAATGAGTCATTATCAGGAAGTGTTACTAAAGATATAATAAATAATACATTAGTTCTTGAAGCGGGTGATATTTTAAAAATGACAGCAGGAACAGCAGATGAACTTCAGGGTATTGTATCTTTTGCGTTATTAGATAGATCACAAGAAAATGGCTAAACGTAAATTTGTAAATTTTACTCCAAGGCCAAAACCAAGAAAGAGACCTAGAAGGCATAAGAAAAGACTTTCAAAAGGTGAAAAAAGAGATTATAAGAAATACAATAGACAAGGGAGGTCATAATGGCAATACAAAGAATACCTGCAAAAGCTGTTGAGATTGTTAAAAACAAAAGAACAGGTAAAGTCTATGCAGATAAAGCTGAGTTTGATGCAGATGTTGCAGATCCAAACACAGATACAGTCGCAGATGATTTTAGACAGGATTTAGAAATTACAGTTGCTAAACTTACGCTTTTTGGTAAAACCAAAGACGAATGAAACCACGTGGCGGGACAGAACTACAACTAGAGCTGTTGCATAAATACTGTAAAAAAGAATTATTAGATCAAGTAAATATCTGTACGTCAATCCCTGGTAAAGTGCCTATAGTAAAAGATAAGTTAAATATTCTCTGGCAAAAAAATTCTTATGATCAACCAAACTTACAAGAATTTTTTGGCGACCAAAGCCGACATGATGAATATGATTGGTACATATTTAATTCTCATTGGAACTACGAAAAATTTAGATATTTTTTCAGAATACCACAAGATAAATCCATGGTTATTAAAAATGGTGTAGAAAATTTTCCAAAACGTAAGCCTTATAAGAAAGGCGAAAAAATAAAAATATTATATAACTCTACTCCTTGGAGAGGATTAAATGTCATGTTGGGTGCGATGCAGTTTGTTAAAAATCCTAACGTTGTATTGGATGTTTATTCTTCAACACAAATCTATGGAGATTACTTTGAGAAAGTAAATAAAGGAAAATACGATCCTCTTTTTGATCAAGCAAAAAAATTAAAGAATGTAAATTATATTGGATACAAACCTCATGAATATATTATGGAAAACATCAGTGATTATCAAATATGGTGTCACCCTAGTTGTTGGGAGGAAACGTTTTGTATAGGGGCTTTAGAAGCCATGGCAGCTGGTATTTATATGATATGTACAAATTATGGTGCGTTGTATGAAACTTGTTCTGAATGGCCAGTGTATGTAAACTACACGCAAGATTATGTGAAATTAGCACAAACATTTGGACAAGCTATTGATATGGCATGTAAACAAATTGGAGAGGACTATCTTGAGGAGCATTTAGATGCTCAACAATTACATGCTAAAAGATTTTACGATTGGAAAAAAAAGGGCGGAGAGTGGGAAATATTTTTAGAAGGAGCTTTAAATGCAAAATCTTGATGAAGATGAATTAATCAAACCAATATGGGTTGATAAAAAATCAAAGGGCATATCACCTTATAGATTATTTGTAGCCACACCATGTCATTCAGAGGTGTCCTTACATTATGTTCAATCACTTTTAGACATATCAAGAATGTGTCACTCTAATAGAATACATGTAGAATTTTGTATACTTAAATCGTCATTAGTAACACAAGGTAGAAATTTATGTGTTTCTGGTTTTTTAGAATCAGATTGCACACATATGCTTTTTATAGACTCGGATATAAATGTTAAAGCTAAAACTGTTGCCAAGATGCTCCAGGCAGAGAGAGAACTTATATCTGTGCCATATCCACTTAAAGCTTTTGTATGGGATAAAGGTTTAGATGAAATAAAACAAGGAAATGTAAAAAAACCAGAGGATCTAGAACAAATATTTAATAGCTATCCAATGAAAGTCATAGATAAAGATGATATAAAACTAACCGATGGTATTATAGAAATAACACATGCCCCTACTGGATGTATGTTAATTAAGAGGTCAGTTTTTGATAAATTAATAGATAAATACCCAGAGCGAGAGATACGTCAAAACACAGTCATTAATAGTAAATTAGTATTAAGAAAGCATATGTGGAATTTTTTCGACACTTTACATGATCCAATAGAAAAGACTTATCTTGGTGAGGATTTTGCCTTTTGTAAACTATGGAAGGACATAGGCGGTAAATGTTACGCTTATGTTTTAGATGAGATTGTCCATGTTGGAGAGCATCAGTATAAAGGTAAGTTTGTCGATGAGTTGATATTACATAAGTAAAATGGTAATATCGAATATTTAGATCTAAAAGGAGAATTATATATGTCATTTGCTGCTTTACTTCCATATGCTTTAGGTGCCATCGGAGCAGTTCAAGGATTTAGATCAGCAAGAGATTCAGGAGCTTCAGGTATAGGCTCATTAATATCAGCAGGTCTTGGTGGTTTTGGTGGATACTCGATGGGTGGTAGCCTTGCAGGTTTACTACCGGGTACAACACAAGCAACATTAGGACGAGAGATTGCTAGTCGAGGTGCATCAAATTTTTTAACAAGAGGAACTAATCCAAAAGCTTTTGATATGAGAGGTAAGATGGGCTCACGAATAATTAGTTTAGGCCAAGGCGGAGGTGAAGGTTCAGGTGGTGGATTAAGTAATGTATTAGATTTTTTCAAAAAAGCTGATGGCACAGGTTATGATCCGTTAAAAGTAAGTCTTGCAGCTGGAGCTGTGCCTTTATTGGCAGGAGCTTTTGATCAAGCACCTGTCGATATTTATCAACCAGGTTACAACGTTGGTTACTTAGAGATGAGAGATAAAAGACCAGGTTTCAAATATATCGATCCTGAAACAGGACAAGAGAAAGAATACGAAAGAGTTTACGCACCAGAAGAACAAGCTAAAGATGCTAGAAGATTAGGTAACTTGTCTTTGAACGTCACTAGATTAAATACTGGTGGTATTGCACAAATAAAAAAATTCAACGAAGGTGGTGTAAACTATTTACCTTCTAAAGTTTCACATGATGAAAATGATTCTAACAACTACATAAGAGCAAGTGGTTATGTTGAAGATGGATCAGGAGCAGGTGATAAAGACGAGGATACAATGTTAGCTCAATTAGCAGACGGAGAGTTTGTAACGAGAGCAGATGGAGTATTAGGTGCTGGAATCATAGCTGGAGGAAATCCAAACAGCATGAAAGACATGAGAGAAAAAGGTGCCCAATACTTCTATGAACAACAAAAACGATATAAAAGAGTTTTTGATTTATTGAAGGAGAAGAATGGGGACAGTCAGCAAAAAATCAATTAAACCATTAGTAAGTGTTCTACCTATAGAGCCAAAAGACATTGATAGATTTTGGCCTTTAGCTGAGTTTATGGTAGCTGAAGCTTTGGCTTTCTCAGGTAAGTATGCAGACTCAAGTTACATTTTTAGAGAATTAAAAAAAGATATTATGCAATGTTGGATTATGTTTGGCTCGGATGAAACAGAAGAAAACAAAGTGTTTGGAGTTTGTGTAGGAAGAATAGCAGAGCTACCTAATTATAGACAATATGAAATAGTTATTTGCACTGGAAAAAGAAGAGAGTATTGGGAAGATCAATTAGTGAAAGAGATAACAGAGTTTGCAAAACATAATGCATGTAAAAGATTAAGTATAATGGCAAGACCTGGTTGGGAAAGAGTTTCAAAAAAATGGGGCTGGCAAAAAAGACATGTACAACTAGAGAAATGGATAGATAAATGAGTTTTTTAGGCGGAGGTAGATCAAGAACACCAAGCACACCATCAACGACTACACAAATAGTTCGTGAAGCACCTGGTATAGAAGAACGAAAACTAGAATTGATGGATATAGCGAGACAGGTCGCTCAAAAACCTATTAGTCTACCTTCAATTCAAGTTGCACCATTATCACAATTAGAACAACAAGCTACTAGATTAGCAGGACAAACTGGTGTTGGAGCAGGGACAACGGCTCAGGGAATAGCACAATTACAAGCAGCGGCAGCAGCTCCTAACATACAACAATTCC